CCATTTCCACGGCTGCGAGGTGCCGCAATCTGGACAAGTGAATTGCCACTCGCGCCGGTCGGTGCGTTCCCATGCCTCGTAAAGCTCAGTCTTCACGCGCCCGTTGTCCGTGTCCACATGCTGCCAGCCTCCTTGTGAGGTGAGCACCACCCGCGCGTTCCATCGGTCGTGATGCCGTCCGCGCGCCTCGGCGACAAGCCCGTGCTTGATTTGCCACACTTCATCCAGCAACACGTAGCGAACTGACTTGCGCTGAAACGCGCTCATCTTCGCGCCGACGACAAAGCAGGTCATGTGAGGCAGGACTAGCTCGCCCTTGCGCCGCTTCCCGCGTGGCAGCGCCCGTATCATGTCACCGATGCCGTCCAGACTTTGCAGCATCGGCTCCAGCCGCTCGTCGTAATACGCATCCGCGTCCTCGTCCGTCTGCATTGCCAACAGGATTGAGCCGGGGTCTTCGCGCGTGGCCCGTAGAAGCGATGCGTCAAGCACCGTCGTCTTGCCCGCGCCGGTCGGTGCGACGATGACGACTTCACGGTTGTGATTGTCCGCGACAGCTTCGCACGGCTCGCGCAGCCAAGGCGTGAGGCTGAGATCCATTTGCGTGCCGCGCGCGCTGCCCGGTGGCCGGATGCGCTGGTCAACGATCCACTGCTCCACCGTCCGGTTGTCCGGGATGCGTAGCTGCGCGCGGATGGCTAGCTCGCAGGCGTGCATGGTGCCGAGAATGTCGTGAGCCTGCTGAGTGCGCCGTTGACGAAGTTCTTCGCCCTGTCCTGCAAAGTCGGCGCGTCGAGGCCTGCCCATGTGGGCGATTCTCCGATGAGCAAGACAAGCTCGGCGCGCACCTGCGAAGCCCACGCGGTCGCTATCCTGACCACTTCGGCGTTGGCGATATACTCCCCGCTGGCAACCTTGTAGTCGTGCTCCAGAATCTGGCACTGCGCTATCATCTTCCGCTCTTTCAGATTGTCCTCGTTGCTGCCGCCCCATGTGCCGGGGTTGTCCTGCATCCACTTCCGAATGACCGGAATGTTTGGGCGACCATGCGGAAAGCCGGGGCATCCTGCGTCACGTATCTTTTTCAACTCGCCAAGTGTGCAGCCGAGTATGCTCGCGCCGTGCTTGAGGTTCATCGCGCGCAGATCGTCCGGCTGTCTGCCGTCCTTCCGCGCATTAGAGTATTCGCTGACAAGCGCCGCCTCGCGTGCGTTCAGTGTCTTGCCCGCCTTGAGCTTCTTCCCGATGTTCGCGATCTCGGCTTCGCGCACCTTCGCCTCGATGTCAGGCTGCTCCGGTGTTGGTGATGGCTTTGGATTTTTCACGGCGCGTGCATTTCATTCGGAGGCTCATTTATTTGGCTTCGTATATCCATCCGGCAAAGTCTCCAAAGCGGAAGATTTCAATGCACCCGAGCGGAAGCTCAGATTCGCAAATGGGACGTTGCACGCCTCCGAGGCTCAATTCTTTCGCGACAATTTCAGACGCCGGAACTCCTGCGGCGGTCTTTCCGGCGAGCGCAAGACGAGACAGCACGATGGACAGATAGCCGACACGCGGCAGGCACTTGTCGAATATCAAAAGCGCGCCGCCTTTACGGACTTTTGCGGCGAGCTTGAGCAACCACGGCCCGCGCTTGATGACCGGCATGAACATCATCGAGAGGAAGCAGATGGAAAGGTCGAACGGCTCAAACTCGAACTCAGTAGCGTCGCCGAGTAAGAACGTGCCCGGCCCGGTGTATCGCCTTTGCATCTCTTCGGAATTGTCGAGCGCGATGAACTCGACGGCGCGATCTGCTATCACGTCCGCGAGCGCCTTGCCGATGTTGCCGGTGCTTGCGCCTATGTCATACACGCGCCCGCCGTGCGGGATGTAGTGACGCGCGAAGTGAACGATGGCACCGGTCGTGAGGTCATACCACGGAAGCTGTTCGCGGACGTGCTTGTCAAACTCGCTGGCAACGTCGGCGGTCTTGAAGGTCCAGTCGTGCGGGATGTTCATGGCTTGATCTTGGCGAGGATTTCGTCACGCACGGTCGCGGCTATTGCCGCCATCATCACGGGCGGCACCGCGCGACCAAGCCGCTCCCATTGCTGCGCATAGCTGCCGGTGAGGATGAAGTCGTCGGGGAAGGCGCAGATGCGGCGAAGCTCGGCGATGGTGAACTTGCGCTTTTCGGTTCCGCTTTCGGCAACGACGTTCCGCCGATGGTCTCGCGTTCCATCCGATGAAAGAACCGCTCCACTAGGCTCGTCTGTTGTTCGCCACTCCGCACCATAGCTACCAGTCTGCATTTGCTGAATCCACGGCAGCGCATCCCGCACGCTGTACCGATACGGCAGCGGCGACGGATGAACCGGGTCGAGCTTCAAGTCCTCGCGCACGCCGATGAAGATGGTGCGCTGCCGTTGCTGCGGGACGCCTAGCCATTGCGCATCGAGCACGCGGCACGCGACGCGGTAGCCGCTGGCCTTCATCGCGGCGAGGATTTCGAGGAAGTAACCCTTGGCCGTGCCCTTCACCAAGCCGCTGACGTTCTCAGCTACGAAGACCTTCGGGCGGATGCCGCGCACTAGCCGGATGAACTCATGGAACAGGTCATCGGTTCGCTGCGCGCCGTCGCTGTATTTCTTCACCTTGCCCCATCCGGCTTCGCGCTTGCCCGCCGTCGAGAATGACGCGCACGGCGGCGAACCGTCGAGCAGGTCGAGGTCGCCGGGCTGCATCTTGAGCGCGGCCAGCACTTCCTCGGGTTGCACGGTGCGGATGTCCCGCGTGTCGAGTATCGTGCCGGGATGGTTCGCCCGGTATGTCTCTTGCGCTGCCGGGATGAACTCGGAAGCCCATGCGACCTTGAAACCGGACATCTTGTATCCTAGCGATGAGCCACCGCACCCGCTGAATGTCGAGGCAGCGGTGTAGCCGTTCCACGGCAGCGCGCGGATCTCGGTCATGAGCGGGACGCGGTAGGGTGGTTTGGTGGTTTCTGGTTTCATCTGCTTCGATTCAATCTGATATTGGCTTGTGTTCACCGAGCCGATGCCGCAAGCCATAACGGTCGGTGATGGTTCGGAGTCTGGAATGTGAAGCCGCCTTGCCCCCCCCATATCGCGCCGCTTCTTCATGCGTCCGCTCCGCTCTTGCCGCTCCATGCGTAGCCGCATTTCGGGCATTGGTGCTCCGTCTCGATGTTCTCGTCCACTTCGGGAAAGCTGTCCGGACCCGGCGGTGCCGCCGTCATCAACTCCTCCAACCCTGCCGCGTCAAACCCCGTCAAGTCCATGTCGAATCCGCCCGTGTCGAGTTCTTCGGCGAGGTCGCGCAGCATGGCGCGGTCTGCATCGGCCAGTTCCGCGATGCGGTTGTCCGCGATGAGGTGCGCCCACTCGTCGGCTTCGGTCGCGAAATCCTGCTCGTCCACCGGCACCTCGGAGACCTGCAAGAGCTTCGCAGCTTCGAGCCTGCCGTGCCCCGTGACGATGAAGCCGGAGCGCTTGCTGATGGTGATGGGTGCGCGCCAGCCTTGGTGCCGGATGATCTTGGCGAGCAAGGCAACCTGCGTGTCGCCGTGCTTGTTCGGGTTGCGCGGATTCGGGATGAGGCTGGTCACGTCCGCGATGCGAAGGTGCGCGCAGTGGACAGGGATGCTGCTGGCTTGGATTGCTTTAGGTTTACTCATATTATAGATGCTAGAGGGGGATTGGTTTATTTTTCAAATTCACACGTTTTTGCAGCTAGTTTGGCGAACCCGCGAGGAGACCCCTTGGGGAAAAGATTCCTTATGCCCCCCTGTTTTGCCCTGTTTTTGCCCGTTTTTGCCCTGTTTTTCGGTATTTGCCTGCGCAGTCGCCTTTGCGCCTAGCCGCTCCTGCCATATCTGCCGCTGCCTCTTTTGATATGTTTTTATCGCCTCCGCAGTCCTATCCGGCGACTGAATACCAAGCTCCACCGACATTTTCCTTACGTAGTGCGATATGATAGCGCGACCGCAGCCTAGCGCCTTGGCTATTGTCTCGCAGCTACGCGTCTCCCTGCGCATGAGTATGCCGAGCGCAATCACGCGATAACCTGTAGAGACTACGCTAGCCTTGCCTCGGTTGGCCGGTGCGAGGATGGCCAGCACGCGGCGTATGGCGTCAATGGCCCTCGCGTCGTAGTCGACGCCGAATCCATCCTCCTTTTCCATTGCGTCATCACGCGGGGTTCGGTGCTCGACTGGTTCGGTGGGCATTGCCAGCGTTTACCATTGTGGCGTGCGCGTGTCAAGCACGGCCAAGGCTGCGCGCGTATTGCTCGACATGCTCGGCGTGTTCCTCGGCATAGCCGGGGCAGCGTTTGAGGAGCCACAGGTGGCAGGCGAGCCGGATGTCGTCGCAGCTCTCGCCGTGACGTTTGCTGCTCACGGCGTCGCGCTCCTTCCAGCGGCTGCGGTAGTTGAGGTGCGTGTTTGCGGAGTGGGTTACGTTGCGCATGGGGTGGAGGCTAGGATGTTGCTGATACGCGCGTGAATGGCCTGCTCCGCGTAGTCGAGCGGGATGTGCACCAGCCGCACATCCAGCGACAGTATCGGCCCGAGGCGCTCTATTACGCCCTCCAGCCGCTTCACGCGCGCGCGCAGATGCTCGTTGACGTCAATTTCGGCGTGAGCGGCCTCCTCGAAGATGTTCCTTTCCTGCTCTAGCAGGTCGATGCGTTGTTGCTCTGGTGTCATTTGGTGTGTTTGGTGTGTTTGGGGTTAGGGCCTTGTGCGGCGTCGGCGATGAGCACGCAATCTGGCATGTATTGCCACCACTGCACAGGGACGGAGCCGAATGCCGCCGGATCGTCGTGCCAGCAGCCCGTGCGCGTGCTATACCATACGAGCACCGGCTTGTTGCCCGCCACACCGATGACTGTCAGCGGCAGCGTCGGGGGCTTGGTGCCGGGATGCCAAGGGTTTACTGTTTTGGTCATGAGATTATCGGTGTGCGGCATCGGCAGCGTCCTCGTCCGCTGCCATGACAGCGTGTCGGTGATGTCGGCACCGCACGCGAGGCAGATGCCTTGGTCGTGCTCCTCATGGTCGCACTCCTGCTGCTCGCGGTAGAGCCGCGCGGCCTCCGCGCCCATGCATGTGGGGCAGTCAGGCGCGCCGCAGTCGCGCAGGCGGCAGCCACGCATCGGTCGCGTCAAGTGCGTGCTCACTTCGCGGCCTCCGCTTTGGTCAGTGCGTGAAACTCATCCAGTTCCTGTTGCGTCACGATTGGCCCAGCCTGCATTTCTCGGCAGGCCGCTCTTGACTTCCTCCACAGAGCGGCGGGATTCGTTCGCAGTCCCGCCGCGACCTTCGCGTTGTGAGCCTTCAACGCGGCGATGTATGACTGGAAGTTTTTTGATTCGTAGTTCGCTTTCATGGGTCGAATCTAGCGGGCTGCGTCCGTGCGTCAACGGTTTTTTGTTTTTATTTTTATGGGGGGGGTGTTCACGGCCAAGGCTCCCAGAACTCCATCGCCTCGACCGCGCGCAAAAGCTCGGCAAACCCGGCGATGATTTCGTCGTGCGTCAGGCGGCGCGGCATGTGCGGGAAAAAGTCAAGTTGGGTCATTTTCGTTTTCGGTTGAAAGATTTCCCGCTGGCTGGCTCCGGCTCATGCGCGAGCGGATGCCACTCGAATGTTTCGCCGTT